AACACAAACAGTATCTCCAAGTGATTTAAATCCAGGAACCCAAACAATTAAGAATACTGCAAAATCGGGTTCTTCTCAACCTTTAGACACATTATCTCAACCTCAATTTCCATTTGAAATTTATATGCAAAGCCAATCTTTATATTTTGCAAGATCAGACGGAAAAAACACGATAACTATAAGCAGTATTCTAACAGGTTCTTCTAATCATCCTGAACAACATCATGTTTTATGTCAGAAATCATCATCTATAATGGAAATATATGTAGATGGAAATAAAATTGTAGAAGCTTCTGATAGTAGTTTGGAAGAAACAAGAAATTTAGCTAATTTATATATAGGTTCAAAAGGTATTTTAAGTAAAAAAGATGGTAATAATACATTAAAAGACACAGGATTTTTTAATGGATCTTTAAGTTGTATAAATATATATAATAATAATTTTAATACAGCTTCTATTAAAAATATATCATCAAGTATAGATGCTTCTCCATATATAGGAAATGTATTTTATCAAAACGGTTTTGTAGTACTTACAAAACCAACAATACAAAATATAGATGTTCCTTCTATAAACATAAAACCTTTTAATTTTAATGGATCTAATACTATTGATCAAAGAATTCAACAATATACTTACACTCAAGTTGATCCAACACTTCCCTTAACTTTTCAAAACGGATTTGATATTAAAAGAGATGGAACAAAATATTTTGGAGCTAACCAAAATGCAGGAGGATCACCTAGTCCTAATCAAAAACATAAATTCCCTACTCATCTTTATCAATTTAATATGAGTACACCTTTTGATTTATACTCAGCTACTTCATCTATAGATAATGCTACTGCTGCAGAAAAAACATACGCTGTTATATCTTCTTCTCTTCCTTACTTATGGATGAATCCAAAAGACATAAAATTCCACCCTTCAGGAACATCTTTATATTTTGTGGGGACAGGATATAGTAATTTATCGTCATCAGAACATCCTACTATGGCTGAATTAAATGCAGCTAATGGTGCTTACAGTCAGTATCAGTTAAATAAACACCATGTTCGTGGAGGAATAGTTCAAATACCTATTGACACTAAATTTGATATATCTAGTGGATCAAAAGTTAATAAAGCTAATCCTAGTGGAACTAGTTCTTTATTATTAGAAGAATCTAAAATATGTGATACAACATACATTAAATATAATGCAAAATATGATGATAATATATGGTCTGGTCAAGCTTATAAACGATGGGGGGGAATAAACCCAAAAGCATTCTCTTTTTCAGAAGATGGTACACAATTTTTTACAGTACATTCAAATGATAGATTAAGATGGGATGCTGGTGATTTCCATAATTCTGAATTTGGTCCTTCTAGATACAGTAATCTTAGTAATCCAATACAATCATCCTACACAATATTAGAACATAATTTATTAACAGCTTTTGATATATCTACTGTTAAAAAACCAACAGTTTTTGAACTTGCTAATGAATCAGGAATTACATCAGATAGTGCTCTTGCAAATGCAATAACTCCAGAATATGTAGGACATGCAGGAAGAGTATTAGATTTATTAGATTTAGTTACTCCTGAAGGAGCTCCTTTAAATGTTGAAAGTATAACTTTTAATAAAAGAGGAACTAGAATGTATTTAATGAGTAGAATGACTAGCATATCTCAACCTTTAGGATTTCGTTTTGCTGTTGGAGGGTGGGGAACTATTGGAGACCCTAATAATGGTTGGATTCCTGGTGTTGCTATTTCTGATCCTGTTCTTTTACGACAAGGTCCTAGAATATGGGAATTTAGATTAAAAGTACCATGGGATATATCTTCAGCTAAATATAGACAATCAAAACCTTTAGCAGAATCAGGAGGAATATTAGAACAAATGGATTTACGTAATGATACTACTCCAGGTACTCAGACATATGATGATGGAGTAGCCCTTCAGGGCTTAAGATTTTCTAGAAATGGAAGATATGTGTATATTGCATCTTCAGGTACTGGAACTCTTCAAGGAGGATTTGATAATAGAACTTTTGCAAGACTTAATTTAAGTGGTATCCTTCAACCAAATGATGGATCTTATAAAATTCAATTCCAAGGTTCACATTTAATTTATGAAAATGAATATAAATGTACAGTAGATGAATATGAATTTAATGACACATTAAATATTTCAGCAAGAAAAATTAGAACTCAAGATTCACATGAATTAGCTGATTTTGCAACAGGTTCATTATTTAAACCTTATGTTACAACAGTTGGTTTATATAATGAAGAAAACGAATTATTAGTAGTTGGTAAACTTGGTCAACCAGTTAGAACTTCTAACGAAACTGACACAACTTTCGTACTTCGCTGGGATACCTAAAATTCTTTTTATACATTCACCATTATGTGGTATTACTTAAGCAATCAAATTAATGAAATCGTTGACCTCCCTGAAGGAGCGTTCGGTTTTATTTATCAAACAACTCATTTACCAACTGGAAAAAAGTACATTGGTAAAAAATCTTTAATTTATAATTTAAAGAAAAAATTAGGCAAAAAAGAAAAAGCACTTTGGGAAGGGAAAGGTCGTCCTCCAGTATATAAAAGAGTATTAAAGGAAAGCGATTGGAAAACTTACTATGGCTCACACAGTTTTTTAAAAGAAGCAAATAAAGAAGATTTAGAAAGAAAAATCCTACAAGTGGCTTTTAACAAAAAGGAACTTACATACTTAGAATGTAAATATCAATTTGTGTTAGAAGTTTTAGAAGATAAAAAATACCTTAATGATAATATATTAGGTAAATTTTATGACAAGGATTTTAGATGAAAGAAGATTTATTAAAAAAATTATTAGAATCAATTTTAGGAAGAAGTAAATCTGCTCGTGGAGGAGATGAAGCTGTATTTAATTGCCCATCTTGTAATCATCATAAGAAAAAATTAACATTTAATTTAGCGTCTCAAAAATTCCAATGTTGGGTTTGTAATTATAAAGGTCATAGAGCTTTTCAATTACTTAAAAAAGCCAAAGCACCTACAGCAGCATACAGTGCTTTAAAAGAAATCGATCAACAATACAATTTTAAACAAAAAGTTAAACAAAAAGTAGACATTAATACCTTGCAATTTCCTCAGGGAGTAACGCCTATAATGTCGTCTTCAGCGATATTATCAAAACATGCCTTACATTATTTAGATCAAAGAGGAATAACCCAACAAGACGTAGTTAAATATGATTTACATTATTGTGAACAAGGTCCCTTAAAAAATATGGTTGTAATACCTTCATATGATAAAGATGGTTTTTTAAATTATTATGTAGGTCGTTCATTTGATAAAAACGCATATATTAAACATAAGTTGGCTTCCAGTACCAAGGACATAATTGGATTTGAAATGTATATAAACTGGGATTTACCCGTGATTTTATGTGAAGGTGCGTTTGATGCTATGGCTATAAAACGTAATGCGATTCCTTTGTTTGGAAAAAAATTATCTACAACCTTAATGAAAAAAATCATTAAATCTAATGTAAAAAAAATATATTTAGCTTTAGATGAAGACGCTTTAAAAGATGCTTTTAACCATGCTGAAACATTTATGTCTTATGGAAAACAAGTTTATCTTATAGAAATGGGTGATAAAGATCCTTCTGAACTTGGTTTTAAAGCTTTCACAAAATTACTACACACTGCAACAGAACTTACTACTTCTACATTAATGAAGAAGAGGTTAGCCTTGTCATAAAGGTTTATATTTATTACAAAACTACGTAGTTGATGGAAAAGATAGCACTTTTACCTGGTGGGTTTAAACCACCTCATGCAGGTCATTATAATATGGCTAAATGGCTTATATCAAATACTGATGCAGACACTGTTATAGTTAAAGTTGGAGTAAAAATAAGAGATGGTATTAATCGTGAAGTAGCCCTTAAATTATGGGACCTTTATAGATCTACAGATCCTGACCCAATATCTAAAAAAATAGCTATTTTAGCTTCAAATTCAAATTCTCCCGTACAAGATGTATATGATTTTATAGAAAAAGAAGCACCTGAAGGATCTAAAATTTATTTAGGAATGGGAGAAAAAGATGTAAATGATAAACGTTTTAATAATATAGGAAAATTTGCAGAACCTAAAGGAATTAATTTTGAAATTAAATTAGTACCCCCACAAACAGGAGGTATATCAGGTACTGAAATGAGAAATTTTGTAAAAATTAAAGATAAAGATAATTTTTTAAAATATATTCCTGATCATTTATCAAAATCAAATAAAGACAAAGCTTGGGGTATAGTAACAGGTTTAGAAGAAGATTTATATAATCCAGAAGATAAAGTTTTAGATTATATGAGAGGTAGTGAATGGAAAGCAGGAATGCCTGATGGTCCTAAAGATGATAAAACTTCTCCTGTTATAAAATACCAAAGAGGAGGAATGTATAATGCTGCTACAGGACAAGGTGGAGCAGGAACAATGTATGAAAATAAATATTATTTAAATAATAGTAATATTCAAGGACAAGGAGCATTTGCTCAAGAAAATTATCCTGAAGGAACTGTAATAGATAAATTACATGATATCTTAGGACAAGGACAATATAATTTTTATGAATTAGGAAAAATGTATAACCATTCAGAAACTCCTAATTGTAAAAATATAATGAAA